AGCGCCGCGGCTTTCTTAAAGCTCCTGGAGTTGGCCCGGGTCGGCCTGGAGCAGATGATGCAGTTGGAGGTAATTGACCATGACCACGAACAACTTCAGGGGGTTGGCCACGATCAGACGGCCTGAGTGAGGGGCATCCTCAAGGCATCGGCCGTCGGGCTGAGTTTACTATGGACCATCTACCCAGTTTCCGGCAATTGCCAACCCCGGCAGGAAGCGATGGCCACCATCACCGCCTACTGCCTGAAGGGACACACAACATCGGGGCCGACTACCGCCGCGGTGCATCGACAGGGCGGCTGTCTCGCCCTGTCCCGGAAGCTGGCGAAGGACCTGGGCCTCTACCGGGGCCCCGGGAAGTACGATTACCGGTTTGGGGTCATCATCGAAGTGGCCGGCGTGGGCCGGTTCATCTTCGCTGACCTCATGCCGCCGCGATGGGAGGGGTATCGAGTCGATATTTACTGGCATACCCTTAGACAGTGCCGGGTGTTTGGGGTGAAGAAATGTCAAGTCAAGGTTGTAACGCGCTAAAGGGCGGGAAGGCCCGGGTGATAGGTGAAATCTCCGGGGGTCGCTTTAGAAGCAGTGCCGGAGATGCTTGACCGAGGTTTTCGAGACGCCGGAAGACCCTAACGGCAGCCAAACCTGAAGGGGCCCGCCCGGAAGCGCTTTAGAGGGATCATGAGGAGGGTTAGGCGGATGAAATACCATCTTGAGGTTACAAAAGGCCAAGCCAAGATTATTTCCCAAGCTTGCGAGCTTTTGGCCCGGCTGCACATGGGGCAGTTGGGGGAACTGCGGTTTTTAAGTTTGTACAAGGAGGCCAGGGATATTAGGGAAACGGAAAACTTGTGCATGAGGATGAAAGCGCATCTGTTTCCAGACCTGGAATGTTACGCCCACCATGATATTAATTCGCAGGAGATCCCCGATGAGGCCCGGGTGGCCTATGACCTGCATCAGGTCATCCGGCGAAGCCTGGCGGGTCCGAAACCAGAGGGTGGTTTCCCGTATGTGACGTACGATGAGCCCCGGCGGACCAGCGAAAAAGAACAACTGGCCAGTATAACCAGAGAGAAATAATGAGCTTGCCGGACGCCCTCCTGGTTCTCCGGGCCGCCGAGAACTTTGAAGGGGCCGCCTTAATCTCTCAGAGTGCTGTCTTGAAGCGCTTGGCAGCGGCCTGGCCTAAAGTTAAGCGATCGGGTGAGATCGTTATTCCGGCCCAGCCAGATGCAGCCCTGGAGGATTTCTGGGAAGGGATTATGGTGGATTTTGGCCACTGGGAGATGCTGGCCCAGGTCTCCCCGGTTGAAGTCATGGAAGGTTATCAGGTACTCCGGGGCAATGGGATCATTCTGCCCGATGGGACCTTGAGCCATATATGCTCCAGTTTGCTTAAAAAAGAAGCGGCCGGTAACCTCTTGAACCAGTTCGGGATGAGTCCGTAAATGCGCCTGCGCGTCCCGGCGAAACCTGACGAGGCGAGAAGGGGTTGGGCATGTCAATGCGAGGCAGCCCGGGGTCAGTCAAGGCAGGCGAGGCGGCGCACGGCTTGGCAAGGCCAGGCGTGGCGCGTCGATGATAGGCAAGGCAGGCGGGCCTGGGCAGGGCGAGGCGGGGCATGGTTCGACCAGGCATGGCACGACAAGGCAGGCATGGCGAGCCCCGGCGGGGTTAGGTATGGCAAGAACCGGCTTAGCGCGGGAAGGCAAGCCAACTTTTTAAGTAAACGAGGAGAAGCCGGAAATGGCAGAGATCGCTGACTTAGATAGACCTGCCACGCCACTTTACTTGGGGATCGACCCAGGTTACCGAAACCCATGTGCCGTCCTTTGGATTCAGCCTATCGAACGGCATGAACGGCTGTTGATAGTTTCCGAATACTATCAGCGCCTGCGCACCACCATGGAAAACGCCAAGGCAGTGTTGGCCCACCACCATGCTTGCGGCTACGGTCGCATTTCCGAGGCCTATTGCGACCCTTCCTCCCCGGAAACGCATGTGGTGTTTTCGGAGATTCTCGGGGTGAGAGTCCAAGCCCCTCGCCGAAGCGTAGAGATGGGCCAGGAGATGGTGCGCCAATGGCTCAAGGTCCGGCCAGATGGCAAGCCCGGGCTCCTGATCCACCATCGCTGCAAGAACCTGATCCGGGAACTCAGAAACTACCGGGAGCACGAGCCGGGTAAAGGTGAGCATCACGCCCTGGACGCCTTACGATATTTCTTCTGCGGGTGGCTGGGAGCATAAGGGAAATAAGCAATGGTTCTTTCGCTTGTCCCCCCAACGGGGGGGCCTCCAAAAAAGAAGGTTAAAGACATCAGTTCGCGTCGCATGAACCGGATCAAACAGGTCCAGGACCTCTTTCTGTCGGGGCTCAAAAGGTCAGAAATAGCGCAGAGATTTGGGATCAGTAAACGCATGGTTGACCTTGACCTGCAGGACGGCCGCCAGAATTACCAGGACGCGGCGATGGGGGTGGACCAGCAGGAAACCATCGGGGAGCAGATCACGCTCCTGCTGAAGTGCCAATGGCTGGCCATGCGCGATTACCAGAAGTTTGCCAACGAGAACAGCAAGGTTGGCTCTCTCCGCCTGGTGGGGGAATTTCACACCAAGCTGATGACCCTCCTCCAGACTACCGGGCTGGTCCGGGAAGTGCCGAAGAAATTCATCCTGGATGAGTTTAACCCCTTTGAAGACCCTGAGTTCATGGAGAAATTTGACGCGATCATCTTAGAGGCACGGGAAAAAGGCATAAAAATCTTCGGGTTATGAAATTATTTGCATTTTACAAAAATGGCTAATGTTTTTTACAAAAAGGTCTATTCCCCACTTGACCACCATATTCGGGGGTGTAGGGATGCTGCCCCCCACACAGGTGCCACCTACGTCCCACCATTTTTCAGAATAGCGGTAAAAATGAGTAAACCCTTATCAATTCTACGTTTGCCGGGGTCGTCTCAGCCACGTATTTCCACGAACATGACCTCACCTTATTCATTACCTTGCCTTCCGAAACGCCCGTATTTTACCCCTATGGGTTGCGTATTCGGGGGATGCTTTAGGGGACCTCAAAGGCCCCAGGAGATGATTAGGCACACTGGTTGCTACGGTGCGAATGTCCTCACAACGGCGCAACCTTTATAAATTCACGGCCAAGGTTATGAACGACCAGCGGACACGCTTGATGGCCCAGAGAGTGGAGCATCACCGGGCCAAGGGGTTCCGGTCGCCTGGAGAGTTGCTCAGATTCTGTGAGGTCTTTTGGGATATCAAGATTCCACGGCAGCGGGTCTGCCCGGATCACTCCTGCCTGGCCGAATATATCACCGCTGCTTGGTTCGAGGATTCCCTGGATTGCGTGTGCTGGGCTAACCGGGGTGGCGGTAAGACCATGGCCGGGGCCCTGGTGACCTGGTTGGAATCGGTCTTTAAGGCTGGCTGCGAAACCAAAGTCCTGGGCGGTTCCGGGGAGCAGAGTCTGCGGATGTATAACCACATCAAGAAATTTAACTCGGAACCCTTTCGGCATCTTGGCCGGGGGGAGGCCCTGAAGACTTATACCGAGCTCCTGAACGGCTCCAGCATCCAAATACTGACGGCCTCCACCAAGAGCGTCCGGGGCCCCCACCCCCAGAAGTTACGGCTTGATGAGGTTGATGAGTTTGATGACAAGATTTACGAAGCCGCCCTGTTAATCCCGTTATCCTCCGCCGGCATCCAGGCCAGTACTCACATTTACAGCACCATGCACAAATCTTACGGCCTGATGAACCGGGTCATTGATGGGGCGGCGGAGAGTGGCTACCGCATTTTTAAGTGGTGCGTTCTGGACGTGCTGGAACGCTGTGAAGACCGGGATTGTGAGGGGTGTGCCTTATGGGGAGATTGTGGCGGCAAGGCAAAACAGGCTTCCGGGTTCTACCGGATAGATGACGCCATAGACCATAAGCGCAAGGTCTCCCGGGAAACCTGGGAGTCGGAAATGCTCTGTTACATGCCCAGCCAAGAGGGGCTGATTTATCGGGAGTTTTCGATTGATGTTCACGTTGTTTAAAGCCTGAAGCGGCGTTACTGATTCCCTATAAATAATATCCTTACAAATCCCAATATCGTTGGGATGGCGGTGTAGTTTGGCCTTCTTACTAAGTAACGATAACGGATTGTGCGAATGTTGTATGGTATAAATAATTGTATTTTGACACTATTTGAGGTCAAGCAAATTGTACCGTGTAACTTTAACTACGTATTACAAAAAAAGCTGCGAAAAGTAGTAACGTTATTAGGTAGTTGTAGCGAGTATAATTTATTGTATTGTCGGGCAGTTAAGCAACGAGAAAAATAACAAAATAATAACAATGTGTCTAACTTATAAATATTACTACGCTATTGCTGTCGAAAAAATAGTAATTAACGAGTAATATTGAGTACTTAGGCACACTGAATGCATCTACTATTATTGACAATCAAACCATCCGCTAAAAAAAGGAGCCAACCCTATCGACTAAAGCCACGGCAAAAAGCCAAAACCAGCCGCCCACGGCAACGGACCAGGGGGAGTCGCCGGTCCATAAAAAACCTCCCCACAAAACAGAAGGCAGCGCCCGGGCAATCAGAGAGAGGATAGCAACTCTGGCAATCCCACGGGAAAAGCGAAATTGCAAATGAGCGCAACCAGCCCTTGGCGGCGGCGAGGCTCTCCCGGCTCCCAGGTCACACTGGCAAAGGCGGGTAGGCGACGGCACCGAAACCGTCAGGAAGTCAGCACCTCTGAAGAAAACGGGAAAGCTGAAGGGTTTTTGAGTTGACCTGAACGAACTCCTTGAGGGTCGGACCTCAGTAAAAA